GAATTTCATATGAAAGAAAAAGGCAAAAAAGGCCCTTTTTATGGAAGTGTAGTGTTCTTAGATCATACTCTGCTAACCAAAGGAGCACAAGGAGCTTCAGAGAGAGAAATACTCACTAAGCTTTATAAAATGTTTATGCTTCTTAAAAAAGAACTTAAGATAATTATTGTTGTCTTAAGTCAATTAAATCGTGATATAGAACGAGCTGAACGTATAGCAAATCCTACCACACAATATCCTATGAAAAAAGATATTTTTGGTAGTGATGCTGTTTTTCACGGCTCAGATATAGTTCTTATATCACACAAACCGTTTATGCTTCATTTACAAAGCTATGGACCTAATAATTTACCTGTAACAAATCCCCTTGACTCTAATCAAGCCATGATATATTGGCATATTATAAAAAACAGAGAGGGCGAAGCTGGAGTTGTACTAGGAATGTTAGATAATTTAAAACATAGTAAAATAGATGAGTATATAAAACCAGGAGAACTAAATTTTAATAATTAATAAAATGTCACAAGAAATATTAATAATCGGAGAGTCTGGTTCAGGCAAGTCAACAAGCCTGGAAATGTTGGACCCTTCTTCTACATTTATTATCAATGTAGCTAAGAAACCAATGCCATTTAGAGGATGGAAAAAGAATTACACACCTCTAACAAAAGAAAACCCAAAGGGCAACTATATTGCAACAGATAATTCTGGCAAAATTGTAGCTACTCTTAAGCATGTAGATGAGAATATGCCTCATGTAAAGACTGTTATCATTGACGATTTTCAGTATGTGATGGCTAACGAATTCATGCGTAGAGCTAACGAGCGTGGTTTTGATAAGTTTACTGAGATAGGTTTGCATGCATGGGAGATTGCCCATGCAGGTAAGAATATGCGTGATGATGTTACGTTTGTAATGATCGGTCATGCAGAAGCTTCTACTGACCTTCAAGGTAACAGAAAACTAAAGTTTAAAACTATTGGTAAATTAGTAGACAATACCATTAATATGGAAGGTATGTTTACTATAGTACTTTTTACTGAAGTTGAAAAAGATGCTAATGGTCAAATTCAGCATTATTTTATAACACAAAGTGATGGTACTACTACAGGTAAGACCCCTAAAGGTATGTTTGACGAACTAAAAGTTCCAAACGACATTAATCAAGTAATTCAAACAATTAACAACTATTACGAATGAAACTAACATTAGTAGGTAAAAGAGTAGAAAGAATGAACAAATTTGGAGATGATTTAAAAATAGAGCTAAAAGAAAATGGCTCTATTAAATTTTCTCCTGCACTCCTAAGTAGACTTGGAGTATCTAAAGGTTCTAATAAATTTGGTATTGCATATTCTGATAGCAGTAATGCTTATCTTTACTTAGCACCAGATAATAAAGGCGTTGCTATCAATGCTCAAGGTATTGCAAATAATATGCCTCATAATAGAGACCTTAGAAGTACATATGAACTTTCTACAACAGGTAAAGTATCTCTTACAGTAAAAGAAGAATCTAAGACTTTTGACGATTTTTCTAACTACAAATTCTACGAGATTTGTACTGAAACTGAAGAAAATTTAGTACCTTTACAAGAGACATCAACAACAGATCATGTAGTTGATAATTCCGAAGAAACATACGATTCTTACACAGAAGTAGAAGTAGAAGAAGAAACTGTCTCTCAAGGAGAGTATGGAGATGAAGACACTTCAGAAGATATTTGGTAATAATAATTAATAAATCTAGATTAAAAAATGTACGAAATTAATCAATCACTAGACGCATCAGGAATCATAGGAGCAACTCCTATTCCTGTTGGAATCAATGAAAACTGCACTTTCAAAGGATTGGAAGTAAAGAAAGACAAGAATGGTAACTCTTATATGAGTTTTAAGTTTGTTGATTCAAATGGTAATGAACTAAACCATAATGAGTTCGATGTTAATCCTCAGTATGTAACTCCTAAAGAAGGAGAGTCTAAAGAGGATGCTGTTCTTAGGAGAGTAAACAATATGCTTATTAGAGTTAAGCATATCTGTACTACTTTTATGCCTAAAGATCAGTTCAATGTAAGAGGTAACGATTTTTCTGAGCTATGTCAGAACATTGCACAAGTTATGTCTAATGTAAATACTGAAGCTACTCCTGTAAGACTAAAAGTAGTTTATGATTACAAAGATTATAACGCTGTTCCTAACTATGCTCCGTTTATCGAGACTATGAGTGTTGCAAATACGTCATTAAGAATTACTCAATATGACAAATTGCAAAAGACTGCAGCTACTGCAACAACAGAAGTTCAGCAAACAGATGATGTAGATCTTCCGTTTTAATATTTAGGTTGACATTTTATTAATCACTGAGCCATCTGTAGAAATATGGGTGGCTCAGTTTTATTTATATAACATGTACGATCTAAGCAATGCAGATATACCCGAAAGACTCACTAAAGAGGCTATACTTAAAAAAACAAGCCAGGAAGAGATAATGAGATATTATATAGGGGTAGATTTCACTGTAAATAAAGCTTTTAGATCTCCTCTTAGAAAAGACCAAGTACCTTCTTTTGTTGTATATGCTCTCTCAAATGGAGAGCTTCGATTTAAAGATTTTAACGGTGCTCAAGGTTCTTGTTTTGATTTAGTGATGATAATGTATAAAGCTTCTTTTGTAGAAGCTTTAGAAATAATAAATAGAGATTTTAATCTTAAATTAAATGGTAGTAGTGGAAATACTAATTACCAAAGGCAATACAAAGAGTACAAGCCTGATAAAATAGAATATCATAAAAAACTATTGCAATTTAAACCGCAACTGTTTACAGAAAAAGATAAAGAGTATTGGGGGTCTTATAAGATCACAATCCAAACACTTGAAAAATATAATGTATTTTCTGCTAAATATATATTCTTAGATAAAAATCTTATATTAAGATATAATAATTACAATCCTATATATTGCTATAAGTTTGACAATAATGTTAAAGTTTATAGGCCCTTTGCAAACAAGGGTGAGTATAAATGGATGAGTAATGTCACTAAAGATAATATACAAGGATATGATGCTCTAGATTTTTCTAGAGATACTCTTATAGTAACAAAATCACTTAAAGATGTGATGTGTTTACATGAGATGGGATTTTCTTCTATAGCTCCTCAAGCAGAAGGCAACAGAAACCAATATGAAGCGATAGACAATATTGCAATGCATTTCAATAATATAGTAATACTATTTGATAATGATGATACTGGGATTAAAGGTGCCGAAAATTTGAGGGAATATTTAAGTATGAGTTCTAAAGTAATATTTATAGAAAATATTGACAATGTAAAAGATATAAGCGATCATGTAAAACTATATGGCCTTGATATCTCAAGAAACTTAGTAAATAACTTAATTAATGAAAAAGATATGGAAAGTAGTAATTCCTAACTACGAAGATAAAGTTCCTATTAGTCAAAGACGTAGGACAAAATATTACAAAAAAGGGGATAAGCTTCCTAAAAAACATGCTTTAAAAATTCCTACTGGATTACTAAAATATGATAGAAATCAATATCTGGTAGATCAAAATGGAAATAGAGTGATTGCAAATCCTCTTGTAGCAGGTAAACCTAAACATTGGACAATCAATGGCCAAAGAATATACGATGGATCGTTGCACTATACAGCAAGATCAAAAGTGGCTAAATGGATGCACAAATATTTAGGAGAATATATAGAAGAACTTCCTGTAATACAAATACCTTCTGGGTGTTATTTACGAGTTTGGATAGATCTTTATAAACCTGCAGATAAATTGAATTGGGATTGTGATAATTTATGGCCTTGGACCAAGTGGTTTTTAGACACACTAGTAGAAAAAGGTAAGATACCTGAAGATAGTGTAGAATTTGTAAGAAGTTCAGGTCAGATAAATTATATAGAATCTGATATAAGAAAGATAGTGTTTAACATACAACTTATTTAAATGGAAATAATAACAAATCCACTTCAGGCACATGTAATGAGTGTGTCTTCATTAAATCTGTTTGCACAAAGTCCTGCGGAGTACAGACAGCATATTTTAAATCCGCAAAAAGTAGACGCTAGTTACTTTACAAAAGGTTCTGCAGTAGACTGTTTAATTACTGAGCCTGATAAATTTGATGAGCAATTCGCAGTCATTAAAACAGGCAAGCCTTCTGGTATGATGGGTGATCTTTGTAAACTTATGCATGATTATATGCAAGTAAATGAAGATAATCTACCTGAAGAGACTTTGTTCTCACTTGCCTATAAAAAATCTGGATTTAAGCTCAAAGAAGAATCTATTTGGAAAAAGTACCAAGATCCTAAAATTCAGCAATACATGAACTTTCTTAAAAATTCAAAAGGAAAAACTGTAATTGCAGAAGGAGACCTTGAGCAAGTAAAAGATGTCGTTGCAATGTTGCAAAACTGTGACAAGACTAAGTTTTATATGAAAGACTGTGAATCTCATCCAATGATGGATGTATATGATCAGTTATATATAGAATTTGAACTTGAGGGTTTGCCTTGTAAAGGTACTATGGATAGAGTTATCGTAGATCATAGCAATAAAAGAATAATCCCTACAGACTTAAAGACTACAGGGAAATCAGTGCTTAATTTCAGAGATAGCTTTATACGTTTCGGATACTTTAGACAAGCTGCTTTCTATATGGAAGCACTGCGACAATGGCATAGAAGAACCCCCTCCCCTGAGAACGGTCCTAAAAACGATATTTCTGATTATACTATAGATCCTTTCAAATTTATAGTAGCAGAGATGAATTGCGCCCATCAACCTGTAGTATATGGTTGTAGCATACGAGATATCAATATGGCAACTCATGGAGGTGTTTTAAAAAATGGAGAATATGTAAAAGGAATTATAGAATTATTAAAAGAAGTAAAATGGCATAGAGAAAATGATGAGTGGTTTACTACCTACGACCACGCTATGTCTTATGAAAATGAAAACTGTGTAGTATTAGATGTATTTAATTAAATAAAAATGGAAACAAGAAAAATTAAAACCAAACTAGTAGGAAAAGAAAGTGTATTTAATATTCTAGCTCTCTCAGAAGCAACAGGTCTACCTGTATTGCTTTTGGGCGAGCCTGGTGTCGGTAAAACACAAACTCTCTTAGACTACGCTGCAGCTAAGTATCAATACAATAGAGAAGCTGTACGCAAGAATACCTTTGTTATAGAATTAGATGAAGGCACCAAGACCTCTGAGATTAAAGGTCGTGTAAATATGAAATCTCTATTAGAAGACAAGGAGTATAAGATTGATGCTCCTATTGCTGATGCAAAGTTTTTGCTTATTAACGAGGTTGATAAGGGGACTTCAGGTGTTCGTAACACTTTGTTGTCTGTTATGCGTGAGAAAGCACTCTTCTATGGTGATACTATTAAGAAGTGTAAGTGGGAAGTTATGGCTGGTAGCTGTAATGTTATTCCTAATGACGAGCTAGAAAATCCTTTCTGGGATCGTTTTGTACTTACAGAGAAAGTAGTTCGTGTTGGTCTTGATGTGATGAAAAATATGTGGAAGAAAGGAGAAAGCATGCAAGAAGTAATGGTTAACGTACCTTCTAAAGAAGAAGTAGATAAATGTAAGATAGATGATAAGCTTATGGCTAAGTTTCTAACTGCTGTTTATACTTCTGCTTCTGATCGTACTATCTATCAGCTTCCTAGGATCGTTCAAGCTACTAAGCTTGTATATTCTATGACTGATTCTCAAGCTATTATCAAAGTATGTGAACTTGTTGCTCCTGATAAGCTAGGTGAAGTTGCTTCTAAGCTAGAAACTAAGAGGGAAAATAATGTAAGATCTCTTGTAGGTCAATATACCGCTATTGTACAAGCTAATAACTGGGCATATACTCAGTTGTTTACTACTCAGTTAATAACAGAGCTTAATGACTTGGATAGCACAGCAGGATATAAGGATAAAGCATCTCATCTTATGCACAATGTATATATGATTTTGGGAGAACACTTTATGAAACATACACACGATGCTTCTGAAATTCAAGCTATTCTGGATGTTATTAAGGGTAAATCTACAATTTCTACTTCTGATCAGTTTTATCTAGACAACTTAATGAATAAGATAGCAGACCATGGAGTACAGGCTTAATTTTGCAAAAAACAGTAGAGATTATTGGCGTGGTAGTATGTATTCAAGGGACACACTTAATGTGTCCCCTGATACATCTAACTCTATCATTAAGAATGAAACAGATCCTATTCTAGGTTCTTCTGTGTTTTCTAAAATACACAGAAATGTAAAATGTAATGAGTTTCTTAACGATAATGGAGGTGCTTCAAGTATTATTATGGATGCTTTTAGTCACTGGCATAAGAAAGACAAGAAATATGAAATAACTCCAGACAAGTATTGGTGGCATCATTTACTTTCTAAGGTAGATAACCATTTATTACAATTTGCTACTAATGATAAGGCAGGATATTCTTATCTAGCTGCTTCTAAAACTATGGAAATCTTAGATAAGCTGCATAAAAAGCATGGTGACGATCTTAAAAACAAAATCCAGCAGTTGAACGATGACATTCAAAATGGCAACGATCCTTCTGACAAAGATTTTGAAAAGGATATGAACTCTGCTGCTAATTCAGCTAAAACTCAGATTAAGAAAGAGATAGAAAAAGCAGATAATACAGGAATGCAAGCAGGTAAGGGTAATACCAAAGAAGATCTTGATATGATGGATCTTATGATGGACACAAGATTGCAAAAACTTGTTAGTGTAAAAAGTAGTAATATTCAAGACTTTCTAAAAGTTACTATTGATAAAGCTACTGAATGTGTTGGAGGTAAAGCTACTATAATTGAAGAGTCTATATTTGATTCTGAAGATATAGAGGACCTGGTTAATATAGAAAACTTTGCTCATGTAGCATTATTTAATGATCTTGTTACAAAGACCAGAAAATATACTACAAGCTTTGATGTATATATTGACGACTCAGGTTCTATGACTAGTTATGCTAATATGGGAGATGATGGTGTTGGTGGAATTACATTTAGAAATCTTGCAAGAATGGTTGCTTTTAAGTTAGAGCAGTTACAAATTCTAAGAGATTGCTATCTGTTTTCTACCAGTGGTAATATGCCTAAAATAGATAAGAAACATCTATTTGCAGCTCATATTGGTGGAGGAACTGATATTGCTCAGTGTATTCAAAATTCTAAAAAAGTCAATAGACCTGCTATTATTATAACTGATGGTTGGGACCGTATAAACACAGGAAAAGATTATCATAAAGATTGTTTTATTCTTTGTATAGGCATGAACAGTACTGACAGTAGTTTTGAGAGGTTTGCTAAAAATAAACAACTGATGTTTTATAATAATGGCAAATTCTTAAAAGCTACTGTGAGTAAAGATCACTGGGATAGAGTAACAATTCAAGGGGAGGCTTAGGTCTCCCCTTTTAATCTTATTAAAATGAATGAAAAAGAAATAATACAAGGACTCATGCTTATGCTTGAGGATGAAAATATTAATGTAACTCAGTTAGCAAAAAGAATAGGCTATAAAAACTATAAAAAGTTTGATAAAGCTTTAAATGCTGCGTTTGACCTTATTAAAAATGAATAAAGAAAAAGAAACATACAATTTTGCCATTATTAAAAATATAGGGCAAGCAAGACATCTTCTTACACATGGAGATGAAATCTATGAAACAAATAATGAAGTAGAAGCCGCTAAGATTGTGTCTATTTTAAATCAAAATACAGATAGCGGGTGTTTTTACGAATTAATTTCAATTCCTAAAAGAACTAATCAGTAATGCTACATAATGAAACTAAATTTCACGAAATTATAGATGTGATATGTGAGTCTCTTGAAGTTTCAAGAGATGATTTTGAAAGTGCTAATCGCAATAGAGTACTAGTTGATGCTAGACGTATTGCTATTAATATACTTACAAGAGAAGAAAATTATCCTATAAGCCATAGTTGCAAGGCTATTGGAAAAGATCATGCTACAGGAATTCATTATAGAAAAACTCATGATAGATTATACGATACAGATAAAAGGTATAAATTTTCTTATGATACTTGTATATTAAAGTATAAAAACAAAAACTATTCGAGTTTTAAAGATGTACTAGACCTTACAAACAAGTTTAAAGAATCTGAAAAAGATGTGCTTAAACTAAAAGAGGAAAATGCAAAGCTTAGATACGATATCCTAAAACTTCAGAATAAATTTAGGGAACATAATTTTATGATTCCAGCATGAGATGTGTAATTTGCAATAATGAAATTAAAGGGGAGGTAATAACTACCTCCTCTAAATTTCAAATAGCTTTAGAATACGGTAAGAGCGCAGATCCTGTAGCTGTTGGAAAATGCTGTGATAAATGCAATTATTCAATTGTAATACCAGCAAGAATATTAAAATCAAAAATAACTAAACATGAGTAGATGTCAATATTGTGGAATGACCAACGGTAGACATCTTAAAGGATGGTGTCCTGTTGTATCTGCTGATCCTAAAACGGTAGAAGTAGATGATTATAGTAAAGCATGTAATATAACTAAAGGTATTATCAAAGATCTTATAGACTCTGACAAAAAAGGAATTGAGGAATATGGTACTACTGTAGACCGTGAAGATTACAATCTTAAAGAGTGGTTACAGCATGCTTATGAGGAAACCCTGGATACTGCAAAATATCTTGCAGCAGCTATTAAGAAACTTGAAGACCAAAACAAAGAAGATGAATAACATAGAACTTGCGATTATATTTTTATATGGC